GTGTATGCACCGTCGACGAACTCGCAGTATTGCGAGTTTCGAGGATATTGCAGACTACAAATGGGCCTCTACCCAAGGAGCGCAGAATGGTGAAGTTTGGGATCTCGGAGCTGGACCTTATTGGTACACCTTCGCAGATTCCGGAGTTGACTACTTCTGCACGTTTGACACATCTTCTGATGTGTCTTTCCCGAGACATTGGACGCTTAATATGTCGTCCTTCAACGAGGCTTCGCTAAAGGCGAAAGTCTTGGAGAAAGCCCGGCAGCTAAAAGCTGACGTACTTCTCGACATAGTTGAAGGGAATCAGATATGGCCATCGATTAAGTCGCTTGCCATGACGTTACCTGCACTTAGCAAAATGGTGTTGCAAAACACTAAATTGCATTCTGTGAACCCGGGCAAGAAATTTGCTCGTGTCGCAGTTAAGCAGGTTCCATTATGGAACAAGGTTAGACCGTTGATGAGGAGTACCTCTGGTAGCTTCTTAGCTTGGAAGTTTGGGATTGCTCCCTTGCTTTCAGACTTCGTAGCGATACATAAGTACATGCCAAAGCTGGTTAACGATATTAAACGACATGCCGCTAATGAGGCGCAACGCTTTAGCTCTGTAGCTGAAGCTCTTGCGACTTATGACGATTCAGAACGCGCACCTACCACCATTGGTGGTGTAACGGTGAGCATCTGGACAACTCAGGGTCGCGTTATACGCAAACCTGAGGTTCGGTATGTCCTTGTGGTCAAACCTAATGAAACTCGTTTCATGACGGACTTCTTTACGAAGGCCGACTTGTTTATGAGTAGGTTTGCAACTTCACCTGCCAGGCTAGCATGGGAGAAAATTCCTTTCTCTTTTGTGCTGGATTGGTTTGTGGATTTGAAAGGTGTGCTTGATTCTCTTGACAAACTTGTAGGGATCGAACCCTACAAGATCATGAGTTTTACGCGCTCCTTTTCCTATCAACTGGCGACGGATGTTGCCATAACAAGGAAAAGTCCTTGTAATAGTAGCATCTTGTTCGACAGGTCTCTAGGCTCGTGTACGTTCTCGCACTACGAGAGAATTCCAGTTGCTCCTGACAGGTTTTCTGTCAGATGGCAGCCGCATTTCGGAAAGAATCAGGCAGCTATTTCAGCTGCTCTGATCGCTCAGCAACTCGCCCGAATAAGGCGTTAGCCGCGCGATATGCGTAAGGAATGATACTGTTAGAATTAGTATTCATATGAAGACTAATACTGTCAGCCAAGTTGAAATACCATCTGATCATCTTGCCCTAATGTTGGGCAAGCTGCGTCTTATGGGTTTATCCCATCGTCAGTCGCTTATCCTAGCTGAGATCTTCGATCTCATCACAGAGAAAGCGCCAAACGATCGTGGTTCGCTCTATAATCATGAATTCATGAAAATGGAGCTTCTCCAGGTACCGGACGATAGGACTTCAACTATCATAACTTCTGCCAAATCTCGTAAGAGATAGGTGGAATTCATTCCAGCAATCCAGTAACAATAAAATCCAATCATGAATGCCGATCTGACATTCAATACTATCGTGTTCAAGAAGACCTTCGATTTGAAGGATCTTTCTGAACGTCAATCGACAACCCGCGGTGTTAACACCCCGGATAAGTTGATTATCAAATCGCAGGAGTACGTTGACGCCAGCACGAAAGTGCCGGGTAAACGTTTCACCGGGCGAATTGATCGGACCGATATTGACGCGAATCTGCAGAGTATTACTACTTCTGCTTATTTCGTTATCGCGGTCCCGTCTACTGCTACTCAAGCGCAGCTCGACAATGTCGTAGCTACGTTCAAAGCAGCAGTGGCGGACGCGAACCTTATCGTCAACGTGCTGAATAACGAGAAGTAATTCTGTTATTCATCACGGTACAAAGATAGCTAGATAGCCATCTCGGATCTCCTGGGTGGTATATCTTTATACCACAGCCAGGCTTGATTGGACTCCAATAATATGCATGCTATAGAACATACATACGTAAGCCTGCTAGCAGATGTAGCAGTTCTTTCAGGATTCTCTGAAATACGAGGGTCTTATGAAGGGCTGCAATGGTGCCTCACTGAGGCTCCTAAGCTAGAAAAGCACATACTAGAATGTATCGAATTTGGGAGAAATCCCGATCTCGATATGTTTCCGGTATGGATGAGGAGACTCGTAGCTGCGTCCTTAGTGGACCCAGTAAAACTACGATATCTTCGTCAGCTTTTGCTGTTCTGCTATAAAGCCGAAGTGACACATGACAACAAAACAACCGAAAAAGCCTTCCAGACATTTTTGGAAGTTAATTACACTGTTGGGCGGTTTGGGGCTGACCTATATAGGTTGTCCCCCAGCTGTCTCGACGGCGCTCGTCGACACTGTCAGTCAGTTCTGT